CTCAAGGTCCGCGGGAAATAGTGCAAAAGGGCCATGACCCGCCGCCGGTGGCGTAGCCGCGGGAGTGGTGAACACCACAAAAGAAGCGGTGGCGTTTGAAAGCGAAATGCTGGATGTGACAAAGTACGTTAGCGGCCTGACGGACGACAACGGAAAAGTCGTCAAGGAAAACTACGATGAAATGTCGAAAGGCATTCTTGATTTAAGCACCCAGATTCCGTACACCGCCGAAGAGCTGACCCGCCTTGCGGCTGCTGCTGGTCAGTCCGGCAAGAACATGGACGACTTGCTTGGCAAGGAGCAGTTCTTGAAAGACGTTGCCGAAATGGGAACGGCTATGGACATTTCCGCAGATCAGGCGGGCGACTGGGCCGCAAAGTGGGAAGTTGCGTTTGATACGGATCATGAGGGTGTCATGAAGCTGGCCGACCAGATAAACTATCTGGGTGCGCATTATGCGACGACCGCCGCAGAAATTGCACAGACGGTGAACGACACCGGCTCCCTTGGCATGATCGCTGGTATGGACACGGATCAAACAGCGGCCCTGTCCACCGCTCTGCTGGCGATGGGCGTAAACTCCAACACAGTCGCAACGTCCATTCGCCGTATGTACACCAACTTGACGATGGGTTCCAAAGCAACAAAGGCACAGCATGAAGCCTTTGAAGAGTTGGGGTTCAGCGCGACACAGTTTGCAAAAGATATGCAAAAGGTCGATGCAAACGGCAAGTCCCTTGCACCGGAAGCCTTGAAACGGCTCTTCACAGCAATAGGCCAGCAGGACGAGGATAAACAGGTTGGCTATCTGAAAACGCTGCTCGGCCAATGGGCCATTGAGAGCGGCGCAAAGCTGACCGGAAACCTCAAACTGTTCGTGGACACGCTGGACGATGTAAGCGATGCTTCTAAATACACTGGCAGTATGTACAAGGAGTTTATGCTGAAATGCGAAACCTCCGAATCCGTACTGGAAATGTTGAGCAACGCATGGCGGGCTGTCCGTATCGAGGTTGGAAACAATTTCCTGCCAATTCTGAAAGACGTTGCGGGGTTTGGGCTTGATAAGCTGAACGACTTCCGCGCAGCCCTGCCGGATATAACGGCACAGGTAAAGAAAGTAATCGAGTACCTGCTGAATAATGGCGACAAGGTAGCCGCCACAATCGGCGGCATCGGTGCGGCGTGGGCTGGTATGAGGTTCGCACCGCAGATTCTTCAAGTCGTCAGCGGGGTCACAAAGGGAGTGAGTGGAACCGCTACCGGCGGCGGGAAGATTTTCAACGGTATCCGCACCATTGCCAGCGGCATGAGCTACGGCGCACAGATGGCGGGCATCCAGCCTCCGTCCATCGGCCCGCAGCCGCAAAACTCGTTCCTGAAAAATATTGCGACTAAGGCGAACGGTGCGGGTGTTGGCCTGTGGGCTACACTGAAAAACTTTACCGGCCTGACAAAGAACGATGGAAAAACAAAAATCGACTTTGTTCGAGACGTTATGGGCGCATCGGAACGCGGGCAGACCATCCGGCAGAGCTTCCCTTATATCAACGGCGTTATGTCTGCCGCGTCTGACTTCGGAAAGACGAAAATCGCATCCGGCATCGGTGGCGTTACCAAGCAGATTTTCACGGGAATCATCGGCCCGAACGGTATCGACGTGGCGAAACTTGCAGGAGGACTAAAAAACTTCGGTGGGGCTACGGCTGCTGTATTTGGAGCGATGCCCGGAAATGCTGCAAAAGCTGGCGTGAATTTCCTCTCAAAGATGAACTTTGCAAACGGTACTGGTTTGGGAAGAACCATCTACCGAATGGCAAACAGCACGCAGGGATTGAGCGGAAAGGCTGCTCTTGCGCAGATGGGGTACATCTTCAACCAGACGCGCCCCGGACAAGTGCTGTCTGGCGCAACCGGATTTGTTAAAAATGCAGCTCCGGCGGTGGCAGACTTCGGCGGAAAGGCGTTCGGGCTGGGCAAGGCCGTGGCATCGCCCGTCCTGAAAGGCGGCTTCAACATCTTCGCGGGCCTTATGTCCACATTCGGCCCGGTGATCGCCGGTCTTGGTTCTGTGATCGCGGTGGTCAGCCTGCTGGGAGATCACTTCGAGGACATTCGCCAGATCATCGGGCAGGTGTTTGGCGAAAAGGGCCTGACGCTCTTTGATGGATTCACCGGGAAAGTGCAGGGCATCGCAGGGAACATCCACGACACATTGGCCGGTGCGTTCTCACTGGAAAACCTGCAAAATATCCAGCAGAGTTTGAGCGGGAAAAGCATCTTCGGCATCGACGATCTGGGAACTACGTTCGGCGCGGTGATCCCGATTATCGAGTCGGTAAAGGGTTTGATTGGTCAGATCGTAGACCTCGGCGTGAACCACATTAAGCCGCTGTTGGCAGATGTGTTGAGCTTCGCGGTAAACGATTTGTTCCCGGCGGTGTCGCCGCTGATAAGCATGATTATCAGTCTGGTTGGAACGACCTTGATAAATGCAATCAAGCTGGTGGTCGATGTGATCCACGGTCTGCTGCCGGTGATCGAGCCTGTGATCCAGTCCATCGTTGGGCTGATAAAAGGCATCGTGTCGGTGACGATTACGGTCGTCAACGGCATCATTCATGCCCTGAACAGTTTCTCGTTCACGGTTCCCCAGTGGCTTGAAAATGTTCCGGTGGCGAAGGGATTTGCCGGTAAGACATTCGGTTTTAACCTGTCGGAAGTGGCAATGCCTGCTTTCGCCAACGGTGGCTTTACCCGCGGAGTGAGCATCGCCGGTGAAGCCGGAACGGAAGCCGTCATTTCTTTCAAGCCCAGTGTCCATGACAGCAACGTGGAAAACTGGGTGCGAGCTGGCCGTATGCTGGGCGTGTCCGGCGAGGATGCGACCCGCGCAGCCGGTGTGCAGAACGTCCAGTATTTTGCCAACGGCGGCTTTACCGACGGAAGCAAGGAAAAGCTGGACAAGTTGATCGACTTCTCCAACGCATACGGCGAATATGCACTCCGTTCCAACGGCATCAAGTCCACCGGCGATGTGGTGTCGATGATGTGGACGGTGGCGAACAACGCCATGTCCGGTGATGGTTCCTTGGAACTGGCGGCGACCAGCATCGCCGCAGACGTTGCTCCCATCATCCTGAACAAGTATCTGGGAAGTGACAGCACGATAACAAAGGTCGTGACCGAAGCGGCCAAGACCTACAACGGCGGCACGGTGCTGTCGAGCTGGGAAAACGGTGTTCTGACCGACACCGGAACACCGCTCTATATGCTGTCGCAGCAGGATGTGGCACAGCCGCCAGCCACGGAAGCACCCGATGTTCCGGCTGAAACGTACCAGACCGCGAAAGAATCTGCGGAGAACAGCGCAAGTGCAACGGGCAACGAGAAGTTGGACAACCTGATCGACTTCTCCAAAGCCTATGCCGACTACGCTCTGCGCTCCAACGGCATCCGCACGGCGGGGGACGTAGCATCTATGCTGTGGACGGTCGCCAACAACTCGCTGGCCGGTGACGGCTCTCTGGCTCTGGCAGCTACCAGCATTGCCGCTGATGTTGCCCCGCTGGTACTGAACAAGTATTTTGGCGGAGACAGCACGATCACCTCTATGCTGACCGAAGCGGCCAAGACCTATAATGGCGGCACGGTGCTGTCGAGCTGGGAAAACGGTGTTCTGACCGACACCGGAACACCGATCTATATGCTGCCGCAGAGAGACACCGAGAAAACCCTGCCGGATATGCCGTCCAGTGCCTACCGCGCCGCGGGCGGCGGTGACGGCGGAAGTTCCAACAGCATCAAGGATTCCCAGTTTGTCTTTTCGCCGCACATCACTGTCGGCAGCGGGACAAACATGGAAGAGCTTGAACGTGAAATGCGGAAGCTGTTTGAAGAGTTCAAACAGGAAATGCGTGAAGAAGAGCGTGAACAGGGCCGTGTCAAATATGCTTCGTAAGGGGGTGGCCTGATGGCGTACACGACAAAGAGCGGCGACACTTGGGACGGCATTGCGAAATCCGTCTACGGTGACGAGCTGAAAGCCGATGTGCTGATGGCCGCAAACCGGGAGTACATCGAGATTTACAGATTCGATTCCGGCGTTGAGCTAGTAACGCCGGACATTGAAGAAGAGGTGGCGGCAAACGATAACCTGCCGCCGTGGAAAAGGTAGGTGGTGATATATATGATTGCGATTCAGCCCAGAAAAACGATCCTGAAATTGGAGTACAACGACACCGATATTTCCGGGGACATTTCCGGGGATGTGGAGAGCTTCACCTATAACGACCGGGGAGCAGATTCGAGCGACAGCATTTCCATCAAGGTAAACGCGGTGGATGATAAGTGGATCAACTCGTGGTTGCCGGATAAGGAAGCTGTGCTACACCCGACACTCTGCACGAAAAACTGGATCGTGCAGGGTGACAGCACCCCGCTTGACTGCGGGACGCTGGTGGTGGACGATCTCAGCTATTCCGCTGGGCCGTGTGTGCTGACCATCGGCGCGGTGGCCCGTCCGAACGGAACGAGCTTTCACGAAAAAAACCAAGAGTGCGTCTGGAAAAAGACCTCCATCAAGCGCATCGCTCAGACCATTGCCGACCGGTACGGGCTGGGGTGCAGCATGGATGCCGAGGACGTGGACATTGCGCTGAAAGAGCAGGACGACACGGATAGTTCGTTCCTGCAAAAACTTTGCAGCACCTATGGCCTGATCCTCAAAACCTACCGGAGCAAAATCTGGATTTTTGATCGTGAGCAGTACAAGAAAAAGGATGCAGTCGCAACCTTTACCCCGGCGGACATTGTGCCTAACTCTTTGAGCTGGAACACAACGCTTTCCGGGACGTACACCGGCGGAGAGTTCACCTACTCGAACCAAAAAAAGAAAGTCAACATCAAGGTCACAATCGGTACTGCCGACAGGATGCTGAAACTGAACCAGTATGCGTCCAGCGAAGCGGACGCAAAAAGGCAGCTTCAAGCGGCCATCGACAACAAGAACCATTCGGCCACGACCATTTCTTTTTCGACGATGGGAAACCTGAGTCTGTGTTCGACCATGTGCATCAATATAAAGGGACTAGGGAAACTGAACGGGAAGTATTACATGGACACCGTGAGCCACACGCTGAACAAATCTTCCGGTCTGGTGACGAAAGTTTCTGCAAGCAGAGTGGGAGGGTAACAGCATGAGCAGCGTTATCCGAATTGGCTCTGTGTCCAAGGTGAACTACGAGGACGGAACCATTGAGGTTACATACGAGGATCGCGCCGATTCGGTCACGGATGAAATCTGCATGGTTTCCAATGCCATGTACCGGATGCCGGTCGTAGGCAAGCTGGTCTGCGTCCTCCACAACTCCGACAGTCAGGAAATGGGAACGTGCATCGGCACGATCTGGAATGAGGACAACAAGCCCGTCGAGGGCAAGAAAGGCCGCTACCGGCACGACTACAACGACGAGCAGGGAAAAGCATTTGAGCAGTACGACGGAGACACCGGCGACTACACGGAAACCATCGACGGCAATGTGAAAGAAACCGTTGGGCAGAACGTGGAGTACACCGTCAAGGGTGACATGACTTTCAAGGTGGGAAGTTCCACCGTAAAGGTGTGTCAGAACGGAACGGTTGAGATCAAGGGCGTTACGCTGAACTTCAACGGAACGACGGTGAACATCAAGGGATCGACCGTGAATATCTCTGGTGGCTCCGGCGATTGCAAGATCAACGGCATTTCTCTGGTAAACCACAAGCACACTCATTCTGGTGCGGCCACGGCTGGCCCGTATGTTGTTGCTGGCGAAACCGGAACTCCGACACCGTAAGGGGGTGATCCTATGGCATGGGGAAGCATTGGATGCTATGCGGGACTGATATTTACGGTATCAAGTTGGCGTGTCTTGACACCTGCCAATATCACCGGAAGCACATCAAGCAACTGGGCCACGCACAGTGTAATCGGCGGCAAAGACAAGAGCGAGTACACGGGGCCGGGTTTGAAGTCGTACCAGTTTGAAATCCAGTTGGTTTCAAAGCTGGGCGTGAACCCGCGCAAAATCTTTGACGCACTCATGAAGCACTGTGAAGCTGGAACGATTGACTACTTCATCCTGAACAACAAACCTATGTCGCAGAATCCGTTCAAGTTGACAAAGGTGACGACGGGATGGGGTGCGGTGCATCGTTTCTGGGGACTGAAAGACGGTAAGGTTACTTTGACGTTGGAGGAATACGCACCGTGAGCGACGATATGGAAACTATGACGCTTGGCGGCTTCGACGTTGAGATTGAGCCGTCTGGCAAAACCGAAGAACTGGATATTTACAACTGTCTGCTGACGCTCTATGGCAGCAAGGAGGGCGAACAGGCCCTTGACCGGGAATTTGGCTTGAACATGGAATGTTTGAGTTTGCCCGCCGAAGCTGCACAGGCGATGCTCACGGCAGAGATCATTCGCAAAACAAAGAAGTACGAGCCGCGGGCGGAAGTGCTGGAAGTGGAGTATGAAACGAGCCACAGCCAGCAAGGACGCATCCGGCCAAAGGTGGTGGTACAGATTGTCTAACATTGCCGAGTTTGCCGATATACCGGAGTACAGCGTTACCGGAAACCTTACGTTGCAGGATGTAAGCAATCTGGTGACGGAAATCTATACCCGGAACTATAAGGCCGTGAACGGCACGGCCCCGCCCCTGAACAAAGCAGACCCGATCATGCTTACGCTGCAAAGCATGACGGAGCTGTACTACATGATGATGCAGGTTGCAGAGAAACGCACCCGCTGTGCGCTGCTGAAAACGGCGACCGGCGCAGAGCTGGACAACATGGGATTGCCGTTTGGTGTCAAACGAAACGGCGCGACCTATGCAACGGTGACAGTTCGCTTTTCTCTTTCGGCTGCACTGAAAACCGTAGCCATGATTCCGCAGGGAACCCGCGTCAGAACTGCCGCGGGCGTTTATTTTGCCACGATGGACTATGCGCAGATCGACATTGGAAAGACCTATGTGGACGTGCTGGCACAGGCCGAAGTGGTAGGCGCGGGCAGCAACGACATTCCTCCCGGCGTTGTCGATACTCTGGTTGATGCCATTCCGTATGTGGCGGCGGTGGAAAACACCGACACCAGCAGCGGCGGCGCAGACATGGAGAGCGACGACAGCCTGACCCGTAGAATCTGGCTTTCTCCTACGACCTACTCCTGCGCTGGCCCCAAGGACGCTTACGAGTTCTGGGCTATGTCGTTCCGGTCGGACGTGGAGAGCGCAATCGCTGTCAGCCCGCGGAATGTTGCTTGTACGGTCTACATCTTCTTCATGCTGACCGGCGGCAAGATTCCGAGTGAAAAGGATATGACAGAAATGCAAACGTATCTGATGAACGAAGCCCGCCGCCCCATGACAGACCTTGTGATCTGCAAGGCCCCGGAGGAAGTAGAGTACAACATTGACTTCACCTATTACATCGGTTCTGGCAATTCCAAGGGTGCGAGCATTGTTCAGGAGAACGTCGCCAAGGCCGTGGAAGAGTTTCAGGTGTGGCAGCGTTCCATTGGGCGGGACATTAACCCGTTGGAGCTGGCTTCCCGTCTGCGGGCAGCGGGCGTAAAACGGGTGGAGCTGCGCCAGCCGATTTACAAGGTGGTCGAGAGCGGGACGGATTCAGGGAAAGCCGTTGTACAGATTCCGAAACTGAGCGGAACGCCGAAGATCATCTACGGAGGTATCGAGGATGATTAACCTGCGGGACGCAAGGATCACGGACGGCCTGCCGCGGATCGTTGCCGCTCAACCGTGGGCGCAAGTTCTGTCTGCTGTCTACGGGGAGCTACAAGACCGGATGTTTGAATATCTCGACACCGGTATGACGTTCTCCGAAGTGGACACCTGCGACGAGGGTATGCTGGATCAGATGGCCGTTTACCTCAAAATCGAGTGGTACGACTCCACCGCCGACGTGGAAACGAAGCGGCGAATCGTCCGAACGGCGATTGAGATTCAGCGGTACGCCGGTACGGTCAAGGCCGTCCGGGAACAGGCAAGTGCCGTGTACCCTGATTCCGAGGTAGAAGAGTGGTTCGACTACGGCGGCACTCCGGGCTTCTGGCGGCTGAACGTCAACATTACGGAAGCAGCGGCGCAGTATCACACCATCCGGGAAATGGAGGATTTGTTGGGCTACACCAAACGCCTATCTGCTCACCTTGAACAGATCAGCTACATGGTGCGGCACAGCATCGGCGTTGGCGTGACGGTGGAGTGCATGGCTTACAAAGTGCCGGAGTGCGGTATTCCGTACTGCGGAACATACTGGAAGCCCGTCCAACTGGGCTACTCGACCGGCGCAGAGCTGGACGCAGCGGCGAACACCGAAGTGTTCCTTGCGTTCCCGAAAATCACAGGCACAATCCCGGAGGTGGCGACGAAAGGTTGGAGCGCAGGACAAGAGCTGCAAACCACCCCGGCGGTGGATGGCTACCCCATCACCCCGGCGGAAACCGGTAGCGGCGTGACCGGCGACCTGCCCGTTACCAGCACAAAGGGCTACACCGCCAATATGCCGCTTTACTCTGAAACCAGAGTGGAAGCATTCACCGGAAGTCCGGGAGAAGCGGGCGATTCG